AATTATTAATTGAAATTATTTTATGAACAACTGAATCTAATCCAGTAACGGGTGATAATACATCAACTCTAGATATTGTCTGGTTAGGAGTAAATGGTTGTAATGAAAGTGTATCAACAACTGTATTAGAAACAGGGTTGAATACAATGAGATTAGGTGTACTCATATAATCAGCACCACCACTTACAATATCGACTGAATCAATAACGTCAAGATTGTCAATATTAACAACAGGTGATATGAATGCTTCTGGACTTAAAGTTTTATCTGAAGAATATTCATAACCAATATCAACAATTCTTATTTTTTTAATTCTACCTATTGAATTAGAATTAGCAACTATATTTGCATCAGTTCCACTTACACTTCTAACTGATTTAAATTGTGGTAATTTTTTATAATTAAAACCTGGTGAAATAATATTTAAATTTTTAATTGAACCGTGAACAGATGTAGACCTTGTAGAATATTCTAATTTATCACAATCTGCTGCAGTGTAACTTAAGAACTCTGGAATTTTTGGAGAAATATCAAAAGTATCTGGAGTTACGTTGAATATTCTATACTCACCATTATACTTACTATCAATAAATCTAATTTCAGAATAATTAGATACTTCAGTGTCTGCTGTGCTTATAAAACCACCCTTGGTTAAACCGTAATATAATCTGCCTGGTGTCGATGCAGAATATTGTAATGTTAATCCTGCACCTATAGGATCAGTATTATTTGTTCCAATACCTATTGTACCTGCAACACCAACATTAAAGCTACTTGAATCTTGTGAACTTAAATATTCATTCGTTAAATTTCTATCATAAAATATTTTAAAATCAAAATTTAATAATGTACTACTTGTTAAACCAAAATTTAATTTTGAATTTTTTACAACATCAATTCTTGGATTAATTGGTGCGATTGATTGATTTCCACCTGTGTTTGCTGTTATATTTACAGTTCTAACTGGATTTGATCTATTATCTTCAATCGTTTCAGAAAGTTGGAATTTTCTACTACTTACTCTATTAACAAAATATGTTCCTGTACTTAATCCAGTTGCAGAACCATCATAAAATACTTTATCTCCAGTTTCAAATCCATGATCGACTATATCAATCTGATTAGTTTCAACATTAGATGCAGTAAACAATATCGGATCAATAATTAATTTTTCAAATTCAGAGTTGTAATTAACAGATACGGGAGTTGTAGTACCATTTCCAACATTTAAACTAGGAACTACATTCATTCTAATAGTATCACCCTCGACCAGATTATGAGTGGTTGTATCCGCTGCAGATACATTTGTTGATACTCTGGTTGTGATTTTATCAATATCACCAATTATCTTTTTCTTATCTGTTTCAAAGAAATATAATCCTGAAGATATACCAGAATTTGAACCATTACTATAAAAATATAGACCCTCACTTGTACTACCGATTCCGACATTAGTTGTTAAAATACCAATATTATCTGGACCTTTATTAATAACATACACATCGAGTGAATTTTGTCCTAAATGAGGTACTTTAAATTCAGTAACAAGTGGAGTTCTACCTACATCAAAACGGTTCGCACCATTTCTTTTATTCAAAGTTACCTTCTGTCCTGTTTTAAATGGATGATTGGGAATATGAATTGTTCTTGTTGGTATAGAAACTACCTCTTTTAAATCACCAATAAATCTGTCTACATCTACAGCAGCTCCATTTGTAGTGCCAACCCCAACTGATTGAGGACCATTAAAGTAAATAATATCATTAGGTTCTGATTCAAACTTCGTAGTTTTAACTGGAATTTTAATAGTATTATTAAGAGCATCAACGTTAGAACCAGATGTGTGTGCAATACCTGTATGTCTTAATACTCGAAGTATCTTTCTTGCCTGAAATATGTTTAATACTCTACAAAATTCAACATCAGCGTCTGCATCTACATTTCCAGAACCAATTTTTATAGAACCACCTATTGCTACATTATTTGGTATTTTACTTACTAAAATATCTTGAATTAGACCACCTGGAGATCCAATTGTCATAGTTTTTGAAAGCCCTACTTTATCAGTTGATACACCAACTTTAAATGAATCAGTAAGATTAACAATAGAACTACTTAAACCAGATATAGAAACAAATGATTGATCATTTAACTCAATAAATGGTAAAAACTGTGCTTCAACTTCAGTATAATTATTCCAAGTAAACACAGCATTTTCAAATGTGTTAATTGTAGTATCAATACGAGATATTCCGATACCAACTATCTCATCTACGACTGCACGGAATCCAGATCCGTTTGTTCCCTCATCATCAAATTGAGTTATGTCACCAATTTTATAATCTGCACCACCGTTTAAAATTGTAACACCATCAACTCCACCTTTAGTTACAGATTCTATTTTAGATATTTGTCTTATCTTCTCATAAGATTCAGTAACAAAATCATTACCAGCAAACTTTTCATCAACATTATAAGGAAGAGTATTTCTTCTTAAACCTGAATTATTAAAATCAAATTCCTGATTTAATAACTGATTTTCTGCAATAAATGGTGATCTGTAAGTATTACCAATAAAATATGGATATTTACCCTCTAATTTGTTAGTTCCAGTGCCCAGTCCTACAGTTGAAAAATATGCGTATACACCATTTGGAAATTCTGGTGTTTTTGTAAATCTTCCATTATGAATATCTAAATCTCCTGTACCATTATATACATGATCTTCAACAAAAAATCCTGCAGAATAACCTGGTGGGCGATTTATTATTCTATTAACATCTGTAACATATGAAGGTGTAATAATTTTTAAGGCAGAGTTAATATTAGCTGGATCTGAATATCCAAAAGGTCCGTAAATGGGATTACCATCATATGCCCAACCAACTATAGGTGAGTGTCCTGTTATGTTGCTAAATTCACCACTTGGAGTTACATTAAATGTATTTTCAAAATTATTTGCAATATCTTGAGAATAACCTAATATACTGAATCTCAAAGTACCTTCTTTTGTAGATAAGAAAGAATCTCCGAATCTATGTGTATTATTTAATGTCAATGATCTAACTCTTGCAGAATATGAACCACCACTTCCTCTTGAGAATGATCTAACCTCTGTAGATACACTACTATAACCAATACCTGTATTTGTTACTATTGCATCAATTACTTGACCATCTTTGATGACAGGACGCACTCTAGCACCTGCTCCAGCTCCTGTTGATATAACTCTTACTTCAGGACTTGAATTATATTCTCTACCTCTGTTTACAACTGCAACATCAGTAATTCTACCATTTACAATAATAGGTTTAAATTCTGCAAATCTACCATTTTCAATGGTTACTTTAGGTACAACTTCTTTGTCAAGAGTTGTAGAACCATAATTTGTTCCCTCCTCGTAGAGATATCCACCTATTAATTCACCAGTTACAACAGGTGTGATTACTATATCACCTGTTATTGTTGAACCATAAGATACGTCAACATTTACTTTTATTTTCGGATAATTAAATATCTGGAATCCTTCTCCACCTGATTCAAAATTAACATATTTCCCTCTATTAAAATCTACAGATGAAGTTCCTCCAATTCCAGCGTCTGCTAATTGAAATGTATCATTTGTTAATTTGTTAACATAATAAGATGATGTTGTTGATAATCCCTGTATTGGTGTAGTTTCTGCAGAATACTCAACTATTTCACCATGTTCAAAACCATGATTCTTAAATGAAACAACATTTAATGATGTTGAGATTCCGATTGGTTTCACTCTCAACTTACGATGAGTATATCCTGAACCTTCTTCTAAAACTTTTACTGCAACTAGAGTGTTTCTACTTTCTGTTCTAAACTTATGAATACCACTTGCAGCGGTGTCAGTTGATAATCCAACAGTGTTTATACCAGCAGTTCCAAATAAGGCATCTGTAGGTGTATTAAATATTCTAACTGTAGAGGGATTTACTGATCTTACATAATATGGAGCACCATCAGATAATGTGCCACTAATCTTATTTTCAAGATCATAAGCTGTTCCTATACCAATTGGATTGTTACCATTTGATCCATAGTAAATTAATTGACCGTCAACTAAACTATGAACAGTTTTAAAAGTTATTGTTTCATTTACAATATCAACACCACCATTAAAGAATACATCTCTACTATCAAATAATAATTCTCTGTTTCTTGTTCCTAATATTGGTTGTAATACACAACCACTTCCATTACCACCAGTTAATGAGATGCTTGTTACTTGATCGATATCAAAATCTTGTGGATCTACAAATACTTCTTTAACTGTTCCTTGTAATATGGGTTCAACCGCTGCTCCAACCCCACTACTTGTCTCAATACCAACTATTGGTGGATTTAATACATCATATCCACTACCACCGTTTAGTAAGTCGATAGATTCTAAAGGACCATAATATATTTGATTATCTGAAATAGGTGAGCGAATTTGAACACCGTTAATTAATATACCAATATCGTTTGTGGGTATGTCTTGATTTGAACTAACAAATAGGTTTTGAGATAAAGGAATTTTTCTTAATATCTTGTCTGCCTCTAGTTTTCTACTCTGATGTTTTTGAAGTACAAATCTATGAACATCTGTGGTCGAAGTTGTTGGACCAACTTGAACCGTGCTTGCAGAACCTATCTGTGCTAAAGAATTAAATATTCTAATTTTTGTAATATCTTGACCAGGTTGTGGTATAACAGGATCAACAAAGTAAGTTCTTCCAGTATCTAAACCAACAAGTGCATCACCCTCTGGTAGATAAGTAACAGCATCACCTTGAATAAATTTAACATTTCTACTTATATTAAAATTAATAAAGCTATATCGATCATTCAGTGGATTAAATGCGTCTAAACCACTAGCAGTTCCACCCACTAATGTTTCTTCAATTATATTGGTTGTAATATCATAACTTGGTAAAGAGTTTGATGAAACATATCCATCAGCATTACCATCAGTGTAAACACTCAAAGTATCTGCAATAATAGTGTCATTTCCTTGATGAATGCTAACACCAGAACTTGTTGCCTTTTCAATTTTTCTACGAATATCATATAATTGATTCGCATCTTGATTAAATCCTGCGATTTGTGCTGCTGTAATTTGGTTTTGAACAACATCAATACTACCAACAACACCACTACCAGCGACTACTTGTTCATTTCTTTTTAATATATCAAATCTATCACCAACTTTAAGAGATGATTTATCAATTGGTGTTCTTAATGTAAATGTTGAACTACCAAATGTTGGTATGTCAATTTGAAATCTTGAACTTGTATTGTATATCCAAGAATTAGCAAATATTTGTTTATAATTTTTATTATCATTCTCTATCTTTTCACCAATATTTTTGACAAAGAAGTTTTCACCTTCATTAATTAAGCTAATGTCAGTTATTGGAACTAATTCTGATAAAACTCCTGTAATTCTTAAATCAACTCTTTTTGTTAAATCACCATTTTCAAATCCAAATATAGTTTCATTGTCTCTAATATCATCAGCAGTTCCAATACCTACACCCACACCTGAACAACCAAAGAACTGATTGATAGATTTAGATGTATAATCAATATTTGAATTAGTACCACTAATCAGTGTTCCTGTTGTTCCGAATCCAACTGTTGAATCGACATTAATAATTGTGCCACCTACAGGAACATTATCTAAAACTTTAGTATTGCCTGGTACATTGAATACACCTTCAATCAAATCACGGTCACTAAATCCAACAAATAAAGCAATCTTATAATAATCTCTTCCCTCTCTTTTTAGTATTTCAACTTCTGATACTGAAGCGTTAGTTGAAGTATCAGTTGATTTAAATATTGTTTGACCCGTTAAGTTTTGAGGTTCACCATCTCCAATAACATCTGCTACTACAACTTCACGACGTATGAATTCAGAATCAGATGGTTTAATTAGATTTCCTTCTAAATCAAGAACCCTCGCTTCAACTCCAAATAATACTTTGAATAAAATTCTTATAGATTCTTCAATACCTTTTGATTGATAGAATGAGCGAGCAAACTTAACAAAATTACCTACATCTAAATTATGTGCAAAATCATTATTCTCTAAACCAGGTAAAAAGGTTTTCTTCATTTTTTTGAAGAATTCCTGAATGAATAATACTGATAAGTTAGTTAAAGTTGAACCTGATGTATGAGATGATGCAGATGTTTCACTAAATTTTAAACTTTCACGATTAATTTCGAGTAAGGAAGATGATATACCAACGTTAAAACCTGTTACACCACTGAAACCACGAATACATCCTGTAAAAGTTGTTGAAGTAATACCAGTATATGATATTATTTCATCATCGATCTTTAATAATCCATATTCTGATGGAAATCCCTTCGTGCTTGGTACAGTTATTACTGTATCGGATGTTGATATGTCTGCAGATATTGTTGTAACACCAACAACAACCTCTGGAACCAAGTTGTCAACCTTTAGATATTGGTCTAGATTGTTAATAATATCACTTGGGCCACCTTGATACTCTTGAGAAATATAATATTGCTTTAAAAATTCAGTAGCATTTTCAAAATCACTTACAACAAACTCTGGTAATTGATTTTCAATAATCGTATTGACTTGTATTCTTCTGTCAATTTGTGACATTAATTATTTCCTCTCTAAATCTCCATTGGAGTAACTTGAGGTATAGTAATCTCTCGTAAATACGACACCTGAAACATCTTCACCTGAAGCGATTACATCCTTAATTGTATTTATTGTACTCTTTGATACATCAAAATTGAGATATAAATCTTTCAATCCAACAACATCGTTTGATTCAGGAAATGCTTGAACTTCAATAATATTATTTTGACTTACAGTTGATGTTATATTGATAGTGTTTATAATTACTTCGCCCTTTTTATAATCAACTACACCTGCATCTTTTACTATAACTCGCTGCTCCCCTCTATTATTTTTCGTTACGACACTGAGTGTTCCCATATTACTACCATCCAAATTGCCAGCACCATCTTTGTTTGGTACATCAGTAATATATGCAGTATCATTAAAACCAGTAATTGTAAAACCAGTGCTCTTAATATTATATCCAGCAGGATTTATATTGAAACGATTACCAAAACATAATTCATACTGTGCAAATTGATTTAAAAGAGCTTTCATATCTCTTCGGATTATTATTTTAGTAATATTAGATGTAATTCCATTGTCAATACGATCAATAAGAGTGCTTACCTTACTATATTTAAATCTACCACCAAACTTATTCAACTCAACATTTTCGGAATATTGTGTCAATGCATTTACTACAGATGATCTTAAATCAACTGCTGATGCTACTTGTGAAGGATTATAATATACTGTAGAGTTTACTTCTACATATAGTATTTTTAAATCAACTATTTCAGAATTTATACCAGCGATAGCGTAACTCTTTAATTTATTTTTGATTTGTGATTTATCAAAATCTGATACAAAGGTACCATTTTTTGGTTTGATACTAATTTGAACCTTACCAAATTGTGGTGGGTCTAATTCTTCTCCACCAATCACTGCAACAGATTCTGTAGCGGGGAAAATTGTACCAATTATTGCTTCATAATCTCTTGGTGTAACTGCTCTATATTGTGCTGAATAGAGTCTTGGAGCAAAATACTTAATAGAAGACACATCTTCAACTTCAGCACCATTAGAAGCGTTTGAGATGGTGTTAACAGTGATACTATCAGATGGTATGAAGAAAGATCCGTCACTTTTTGTAAAAGATCCTTGAAAACTAAAATTAGAAGGACCATTACCACTTATCCCATCAGTAACGATATAAGTTGCAGTTATAATCGAGTCACTCTCTAACTTTCGACCAAATAAACCATCTCCAAACATAATTTCATATTTTTCGTCCTGAACTTCTTGAGCAAGGAATATTTCTGAATTTTTATCAATATTTAAAATGTTATCAACCATTGAATATTTTCTTCCAACGTTTACATCATTAATACCTTTAACGTAAACTCTTAAAGTTGAACTATCAATATTTGGACTGTCTATAATATATCTTTGTTTTTTTGAAGTATCAACACGATATACTCTTGAAAGATAAGTGCCCTCGTAGATTGTGATTGGCTCACTAAATTGTGCGAAAGATGTTCCTCCTATATCTCTTACTCTTGTAGATGTAACATCCTCTGGAATAGAAAATCTAAATGTTGTATTTTCAGCGTTTCCTACACATACCAAACCTGATCTTAATGTTAAAAACTTTGGTGTATTATCAGTTGTTGTACCTAAATTTATATCACTAATACGAATTGTAGCAGTTGCAGCAGTTTTTGAACGTGGAACATATCCAATATTTCTTGCAAGAGATACTACATTCTCTCTAATAGTAGCAGAATCTAAAAATGACTCATTTGCAATTAAGTTTGCGTTAAATGCATTAATATATGTGTTATAAGCAAGTGTATCAATGAGAACTGAAAAGTTAGAACCTTCAAAATCAAAGCCACTAAAGTTTGAATTTGAACGAAGAAAATCTTTTATTTGTGCTTTGATTTCAGCAAAGTCTAAATTTGTAAATTGTGTAAAGGGCATATTATCTCGTTGGTTCTAATAAAAATGTAAACGCTTGTGTAGGCACATCTAAACCGACTATATCAAAAAATACCTTTATATTAAAAGTATTTGAATCAGGTAAAGATTCTGCCTCAATCTCTAAATTTTCAACTCTTGGTTCAAATATTTCAATGGTATCTTTGATTTGGTTCTCTATTATAACAAGTTGTCCACGAGTATAATTTTCAAATAAAGATGAACGTATATGAGTACCTAAAAGAGGACTAAAAAATCTCTCAGTTGGAATCGTTTCCACTAAATTCCTCACAGATCTTACGATTGCTCGTTCATTAGTAAGCACAGGAAGGTCTTTTGTCACTGGATGAGGTGAAAAAGACAAACTGATATCCTTAAATGCTCTTGATTTACGAGTAGTCGCCATTATTAATACTTTTAGTTTTATTTATACCCTATTAAGGAGTATATTCATAGCCATACTTCTTTAAATATTCTTCAAATAACTCATCGGGCACTTTTCCCTCCCAATATTCCTTCTCTGTGTACTCTTTTTTAGTCTCTGATGGTTCCATAATCGTCCTCTAACACTTCTTTAAGGTAATTTTTGTCCCAATAATCATAATAATTGGTTTTTGCAAGTTTTTTTCTTGCTTCAGTCAACTCATTTCGTGATTGACACAAAACCAAGTTGTATTTTCCATTGTTTGTCTGTATTCCTTGTATGTATGTATTAGTTTTTCCATGATCTGCGATGAATTTATAGTTAGGATAGTTCTGATTATAGTCATCAACAGCCTCATACAAGAAATTTGCATCAATATCGTCTTCAACTATGTTTATTATAACGTCAAAATCATCATTTGGTGTAATTTGACTTAATTTTTGTTCTTGAATACTAAAATTAGCACCTGACGCATAAGGACAGATACTAAAATTACCTAATTCTGGTCTAATTTTGGATATTTCTTGTATCCAACGTAAAATATACTTACTCTTCTCGTCTTTCATCAGGTGTTGTCCAGAAATAATCGTCACAATCACCTAATCGACCCCAGTTAACATCATTCTCAACTTCAAAGATGCGTGTTGATACCTTAAAATCGGGTATTTTAACGTTCTGAGGTGTCATTGAGGTGTCAAAGATACGACATCTGTTGTTTGGATAGAGACAATACTGCCCATTTCTCAATTCAATGAGGTTAAATGACTTATGTTCGTCAGGCATCTCACTTGTTGCAGTATCAACTTGATCAGAATCACCATGATAGTTGTCTAAAGTGCAAATATACTGCCCTTTAACGCTTCCAAAGTGTCTTGTACGCACTTCCCACTCCATTGGAGCCACAAATTGCTTTTGAATGACCGTAAAATCATAGTCCATACAGTTCCAAAACTGCAAATTGACCAAATCCATGTCAGGATCAGGTGTTTTTGGTCGTGAAACAAAT